GTCGTGTACCAGTTCCGCCGACTTGGATGATCCGGCTTCCGCTTCCTCGGCGAACCCCGCCATCGGGGGCAGGTTGCAGTGGGATGTCATTCAGGGTGAACGCTCACGGTTCTCTGATGAAGGCTTCGCCCGGGAACGTTTGGGCATGTGGGATTCGGCTGGCTCACAACGGGTGATTTCGGCGGATTCGTGGTCGGTGGTGGCGGCGGCGAACCTGGGGGATGCCGGCGGGGAAGTAGCCATCGCGTTCGATGTGTCCCCGGACCGGTCGACAGCGACGATTGCGTCGGCGGCCTGGACCACGGACGGCATCCCGTATGTGGATGTGGTGGAGTCCCGGCGGGGTGAAGCCGATTGGGGTGTTCAACGGTTCGTCGACATGTGTGAACGCCACGACGTTCGGGCCGTGGTGGTGGATGGGGCTTCGTCGGCGTTCTCGTTTGTGGACCCGTTGCGTCAGCGCGGGCTCACGGTGACGGTGACGACGGCACGGCAGATGGCGGCGGCGTTCGGCGGGTTTTACGACTCGGTGATGGACGGTGCGATGCGCCACCTGGATCAGCCGTTGTTGAACTCGGCGTTGGCGTCGGCCCGTAAACGCAAGATCGGCGATTCCGGCTTCGGTTGGTCCCGTAAAGATTCCGCATCCGACATCACCCCGATCATCGCGGCGACGTTGGCGTTGTGGGGTTTGACATCCGGTGAAGTGGCTGAGAAGCCCAAGCTGAGGACAGGTAAAGCGTGTTTCATCTAACGAAGGAGGGCAGCCGTGCTTGATGAGCAGCACCTCCGCGCCCTCATCTCCGACATGTGGTTGTTACGGCAACGCGAAATGGCGATCCTCAACAACATTTACGACTATATGCAGGGCCGCCGCGGCTTCCCGAACACCCCAGATAATTGTGAGCGGGAGATTGAGTCGCTGGCCAAGTTGTCGATGAAGAACGTGTTGCCGCTGGTTCGGGATGCGTTCGTCCAAAACCTGTGTGTGATCGGCTACCGGTCCGCGCTGGCGAAAGAGAACGCCCCGGCGTGGAAGATATGGCAGCAGAACAGGATGGATGCCCGCCAGGTTGAGGTGTATCGGCCGGCAGTGACTTATGGGGCGTCCTATGTGGTGGTGACCCGCGACGAGGATGGGGATGAGCGGGGTGTTCAGTGGCGTCCGCGTTCCCCACGGCAACTGTTGGCGGTGTATGAAGACCCGCAAATGGATGAGTGGCCGCAGTACGCATTCGAGATGTGGGTGGATAACAGTGATGCGAAAGCCCGCCGCAAAGCCCTAGTTTATGACGACGAATACTTGTATCCGCTGGATTTGGGTGAGGTTCCTGCGTCGGCAGTGTCCATTGATCCGAATCACATTGATTTTGCCCGCACGTTGGGGTCGATGTCGCTGGGGGAGCCGATCCGGCATGGGGCGTCGGTGTGCCCGGTGGTCCGGTTTGTGAATGCCCGTGACGCCGACGACACCATCGTGGGCGAGATTGAACCTTTGCTCGTGCTACAGCGCGCACTCAATTCAGTGAATTTCGATTCGATGATCGTGTCGAGGTTTGGTGCGTTCCCGCAGAAGGTGATCACCGGCTGGTCCGGGACTTCCTCCGAGGTGTTGGCGGCGTCGGCACGACGGGTGTGGGCGTTCGAGGATGCTGATGTGAAGGCTGCGTCGTTCCCGGCCGCCGATTTGGGGCAGTATGACGCGAAACTGACCGAAATGTTGGAGTTCATCGCCACGGTGGCCCAGGTGTCGCCCGCGAAACTGAATCCGAAACTGTCCCATGTGTCGGCGGATGCGTTGGCGGCTGCCGAGGCGAATGAGCAGCGCAAAACCGAATCCAAGCGGGACACGTTCGGTGAGTCGTGGGAGCAATGCTTCCGCCTTGCCGCCGAAATCTCCGGGGATGCCTCCACGTCCGGTGACGATTCGGCTGAGGTGATGTGGCGGGACACCGAAGCCAGGAGTTTCGCGGCGGTGGTGGATGGTATCCAAAAGTTGGCGGCATCAGGCATCCCCATCGAGGAGCTGGTGGACATGATCCCTGGTGCTACGCAGCAAAAGATTCAGTGCATCAAGGATTCGTTGCGCCGCAGCCAAGTGAACGGTCTGGTGCAGGCGTTGCAGGCAACGCCCACCAGTTTTGGGACAATGCCGAAGCCGCCCGCCGAGATAGGTAAGCCGGCGCAGGTCGATGCCGTCACCAAGTGAAGTTGACAACTTCCAACGACTGTTAACAACCCTGTCAGCTCAAGCTGTAGCGGCAGTCACCGCACTGTGGGACACACTGTCCACCGTTGATGCGGTAACCCGGTGGAAAGCCCTGCACGATGCTTACCCGGCGGTGGTGGACCCGTTCATCAATGCTTCCGCTGTCCTGACCGCGGAATGGTATTCCAGCATTGATCCGGCTTCCAGTTTCGCGGTCGTCACGCAGCCCCCGCCCCCGACAGCCATTCTGCATTCCAACGTCGGGTGGGCGCTGGCCCTGGCCGACCCGCTCACCAATCTGATTGGCAGCCTGGAACGGCAAGTGTTCAACGCATCCAGGGACACCATCCTGTCGAATGCGGAGAAGGAAGGCACGAAGTGGGCTCGGCACGCCTCGGCGAACGCCTGCTCTTTCTGCCGAATCTTGGCCACCCGCGGTGCCGTCTACGCCTCTGAGGCGGCAGCCCAATCGGTGGTGGGCCGGGGTAAAGATTTGTCGCCGATGGAACGGCGCATGAGGGCCGCCGGCACACCGCTCCCGTTCCGGCCCCGATTCTCGGGCCAGGGCGCCGCCGTCGACCCGGGTGCTGTGTCGTTGGGTGGCAATAAGCGTCGTGGAGGTAAGGGCGGGAAGGGCCGGTTCATTGCCGGTGGCGCCGGCCAGCTCCGCGGCTCCCAAAAACTTGGTGAGCCCTACCACGACAACTGTCATTGCATCGCCGTCCCGGTCCGCAACGGCGCCTATGAGCCGCCCGACTATGTGGCGCAGTGGGACACCGACTACGGCGATGCCCGCGCCGCTTTGAAGGCATCCGGTGATGTGAAAAACCAGTTCGGGGCGTTGGACACCAACAAAATTGTGAACCAGATGCGGCGAGACCAATACCCGGAAGTCAAAGACCGGTTGAACGCCGAACGCCGCCAACGCTACGCGCAGAACAAAACCCAGCAAGGCCAGTAACACCGGTCCGGTTTACACACAAACTTTCCCCACTTCGGGGTGTAGACGCTTCGCCCAAGCGGTCAATTGGGCTGAACCCTAAAAACCCCGAAAGGGTGATTTCCGCATGAGCGAGATTGAAGAAACCTCTGCCGCTACCAATGAGGACGGCAGCGATTTTCAAGCCATCACATCACAAGAGGCGCTGGACAAAATCATTGGGCAGCGCATCGACGGTGTGAAGAAGAAGTATGCGGGATTCGACGATTTGAAGGCGAAAGCCGTCAAGTTCGACGAGTTCCAGGAAGCGTCGAAGTCTGAGTTGCAGAAAGTGTCCGAGAGGGCGCAGCAACTTGAGGTTGAGCTTGCTTCGGAACGTGAACGCGCCGGGAAGGCCACTGTGGCTGCGGCGAAGGGCGTTCCAGTATCGGCACTATCTGGTTCCACTCCCCAAGAGTGGGAGGAGGCGGCCGATGCCTTACTGGAATGGCGTGCTGCCCAACAGGTGCAGGACAAACCCGCCAAACCTGTCCGGGGTTTGAAGTCTGGGGCTACAAGCACGGATCAAACACTCGATCCGAAAGAACGTGCGGCTGCGGCAATCCGCGCCATGCGATCACAAATCTAAAACCTCCCAACGAGTTGAGGCTCTGCGGGCTATCCGAAAGGAATCAGAACAATGGTTGATATCAACCGGTCCGATGTCTCGACCCTGATCGAGGACGCGTATTCGCATGTCCTTCTGGAAGCCGCTGTTGCGGGTTCGCAGGCACTCCAGGTGTTCCCGACAGTGAACTTGGGCACCAAAACCACTAACCTGCCGATGCTCGCCGCCCTGCCGCAGGCCGGGTGGGTCACCGAGGATGTGGGTGACGCGTCCAGCACCAAGCCCACCAGTGAGGTGCGTTGGAAGAACACCACGATGGTCGTGGAAGAAATCGCCGTCATCGTCCCCGTACATGAGGACGTTCTCGCCGATGCGACGACCGACGTTCTCACCGAGGTGTCGATGCTGGCGGGTCAGGCCATCGGTCAGAAGTTGGACCAGGCCATCATCTGGGGTGTCGGCAAGCCGGCATCGTGGACCAGTGCCGCCCTGTATTCGGCGGCGTCGACTGCTTCGCAAACCCAGGCCATCACCTCGGGTGCGGCGAACGCCGCCGATATCGTCGGCGCGGTGAACACCGTGTCGAAGACCATCGCGGGGCTTGGGTTGCTGCCCGACACCCTGTTGGCGAACCTGACGTTCCGCTATGAGGTCGCTAACATCCGTGACGCTCAGGGACAGCCCATCTTCCGGGATGAGTCCTTCGCCGGCTACAACACGTCGTTCAGCCGCAACGGCACCTGGGACAACTCGCGGGCCAAGTGCC